CTATTATAAGCTATACCCTATTCAACGTCAAGCATTCCTTCGTCAGAAACGGCTTTTTTCTTAGGTTTTTTTACCGTTCTCTTATCAATATCAATGTTATCTACTTGCTTTCGCATCATTTCTACAATGGAATTCGCAAATTCTTCATTACCGTCAGAATGGGCTAGTAGCATATCAATATCAATGTTTTCAAGTAACTTGTATTTTGTAGCTTGCTGTTTCTTTTCTTTCTGTATACGTCTTACGAACGCAAAGAAAGTAATTTGAGTAAAGTAAGCAAAGGGGTTCATACCTCTCTCGGGGTCAAACTTCTCAACAGCAGTCAAGCAGTTCTCTATCCCATCAGAGATCATATCGTCTTTAAACGTATAATTAATAAAGTTAGCTTTATATGATAGGTGGGTGGCAATCTTGAGAAAGCACTCACCAATATATTCTGTAACCCTAGGCTTTTCTAGATTACCCTCTTTTGCCTCTAATACCTTTTTACGATATTCAACTAAAGCTTCAAAAAACTTTTTATTGTCGACGTAATGGGCAGGGGCTTTTTTAGTGGAGGGTACGTTCTCCACCACTTGACCAACTATCATTATCTTCCTCCTCGGAGATTTCATTATCACTACTATCGTCATCACCCGAGAGTGCTTGTTCAATATCTTCTTCTGTAGCCATTTTTAAACTATCGTACTCAATAATAAATTGCTTATATTGAGACTCGGCTTTCTCTAACACGTTAGTTACAATTACAACGTTGCGTGCAGGAATTCTTAAAACTTCTTTTGCAGACATCTTAAGCCAGGGCTGCATCATATAGGACTCAATAACGCCTCCGGCATAAGGCATCTTCATTGAGTGAATTTCTACTGGCTCAGAAACTTCAATATACTTCTTATCTGCTAGATCCATACACTCATCTTCAGTAGAGACAATTAAATTCTCCCCACTGGTTAATTTTAAAAACTTACAGTACATTATAGAGATACCTTTACTAATTTGTAGTCAAAGTGCTCATCATTATAGGTCTTAATTCTCTCGATCATATGTAATAATGTATAGTTCTTTCTTGCTTTCCAAGTCAGATCATCACCAATATCATATAGATTACAAAACGTCTTTGCATCACCTTTTCGTAAACCTCTACCTACCGATTGTAGATTTCTAATCTTAGACTTCGTAGGAGATGCAAATATAATATTATGAAGATTCCTAATATTTATACCTGTAGAAAATGTACCGTAGGATGCAACAATAATAGCATCAGTCTCTAACTCCGTAATGCGTCTGATATCTTCTCTATCGGCAGTCTCAGTACCACCGAATACAAAGAATACTTTTCTATCCCCAGCCTTAGCCTTAATCATATCAAAAAGTATCTGTCCATGTTTCTCTACATACTGAAATAGTACCAAAGAGTTACCAGTTTGTTTAAGAGCAAGATTACGAATGAATTTATTTCTAGGCTCGTACCCACAAAGAAAGTCCATCTCATCGGGGTACTTATTATCCTTACAAGCCTTTTTTACATCATCGGGATACTGAAGTATCAGACCAAAGATTCTTAACTCAGCCAATTGATCGTTATCCATCAACTGCTTGGTAGATGTTACCTTATACACAGAACCGAAAAGACCTTCTAATACTAACCTGTGTGTCTTCGTACCATCTAATGTACCTGTAGTACCGATACGATAAGGGGTATTAATCATCTTATGCATGATACCAGTTAAGGACTTTGCCTTAAAAGTATGCGCCTCATCTCCATAGACTACCTGATAGTTCTCGAAAAACTTCTTAGGTAGTTCGTAAACAGATTGCCATGTGGATATTACTATTGGTAAGAGGTTCTCTTTAGAATGCCCTGAATATATACGTGAGCAATTTTCTGATACTTTCCATCCATTGTTTTGAGAGTAAGATTGGAAATCTGCGTACATTTGCTCGACCAAAGAGGTCGTAGGGACCAGGATAAGCTGGCGCCTTCCAAACTTTTCATTCCAACGGAGTAGACAGTAGATGATAAGAGATTTACCGGAACCTGTTGGGGACAGAAGAAGGCGTCTTCCATCGGTAATTGCTCTATAAACTGCATCGAGTTGATAATCTCTGATGGACTCGCCACCGGGGAGAGATAGGTTAAGTTCATTAATAAATTCCTTCAATTGTTCTATTGTTACTGAATCAGATTGCTCAATATACTCACTGTAGTCAATTGTGTATTGATTAACTTCGGCAAAATGCTCTAGATAACTTTTTAAACCAACATATAACTCTTTTGTAAACATAGAGAAAAGTCTTATCTTGCCATCCCATATCTTGTTACGGAAAAGGGGATGAAACTTAGCGCCTGGAGCATCAAAAGAAAAATGGTCAGCCAACTCCTGTGCAATACTAGGATCTGATTGAACGGTTAAGTAGACATTATTTTTCTTTTTAATTGCTATATCAGCCATATTATTCTTGTGGAGTTAAATTACCAGCAAGTGATATTCTATAATCGTCGCTTGTATAAAATGGAGTTACACTATGTTGCAACCACGAAGGAAATATAATCATTTTTCCTTCCCAGCTGTTATCAAGCTGAATATCATAATTTATAATATTGGAAGTAAAGGGTTGCGGGGTGGGGTAATGAAATGAAAATACTGGGCCGTTAAAACGACTACTATTTTTATTACTAGGCAAATCTGCTTCATCCTCTAAGTTATAAGGTATTTTTATCCAACCTGTAAAGCTTAAAGCACCAAAATGCTCATGAGCTGGGTTATATTCATATTTTTTTTGAAAATTTATCCATAAATTAAGGGTACCATCACGAGTTTTTGCTATGTTATATTTTCTTCCTGCTTCATAAAAATTATATTGAGCTTTCCAATATTCAGGTACTATTACTTCAAAAAATTTATTGAATTCTGCTACTGGTGTAGTAAATTTATATTCATGCTCTATTGCGCCTGCTAGACCATACTTAAACGTTTTTTGACCTTTAAAATCTGAATCAATAATTTTAATAGATTGGAATTTAACATAATCTAAAATAGATTTTGGAATATCACAAATAAAATAGCCTAAAGAAACTAGTGGTATATATTCTGATGGCATTATAACATCCCGTTAGTAAATTTTGCCCACTCAATACCTGATTTAATATCCCAGGTACGAGAGTTAAGTGATCTGATTATTTGTTCAAGTGTATAGATAGTAGTCTTAAAATATTCTATCTTATCTTGTAACTCTACAAGAGTTTGATCGCATTCAAGCAACTCATCCATTTCATTCTTTAATGGTTTGTTGCCCTGGTATTGTGACCAACCTTCATCCTCCAATTCCTGCTTAGTCATTTCCCCTCTAAAGTATTTGTACTTCAGACGTCTGGTGTTAAGGTAGTCAGACTCAGCCTTGCGTAGCTGGAGCTTGGTCTTTGAAAGGACTGTAATGTACTTGGCATGGAGGATAGGAACCCGGGCAGCTTCGTGCCCAAGGTTCGTTTCATTGATAGGAGCGTCTTTAGTCCACTCCTCCGTCAATTCACTTAATTTCATAATGTAGTTAAGTTAACTTTATTCAGGAAGATCTAAAGTTAGAATCTCTTCTCTCTTCTCTTCTGGTCGAGGTCCAAAACTAATGATAGCTTCTGGGTTACCCTGGAAGCAGAAGTGACCGTAGTGGTTTAGAGAGATAGAAGGATCAAGCCAAACATCACCACCAATTTCTTGCCAGCGACGGCAGAACGTATAGTCTTCTGAAAGGTATCGGCGATCAATAGGATCGATCATAGTATCGAACAATGCATAGAAATGATCCTTCAAGTCAGCATTGGCGATGTTAACGTCGTTATTGTACTTGAGTTCAGGGTAAGCCTTAATCATTTTAAGAATAGCTTCACGGCTAATCATCATGAAACCAGTACCGGCATCATGAAGTTTAATCAACCCGTTTTCAACACCAATGGTCTTAGTTTCTTTATCTACAAACTTAAAGTTAATAGCATAGTCAGAACCGAAAGATGCCATATCGCGATCGGATAACTCTTTACCTTTATTAGCAGGATCAGTTAAGTTAGCTCTAATCTTATCCCAGGCAACACCCTTCTTAGGATATGCACCCACAACTACATCTTTCTTGTGAGCATAGAGCTTCAAGATATCTTCGGTCTGAAATTCAATATCAGCATCAACGAACATAAGATGGGTATAATCAGATGCAAGAAAGTAGGCTACCAATACATTTCGGGCCCGTGTTACCAAGGACTCATTAGCAATAGTACCGAACGCGAGAGGGATTTGATGACCGTTAAAGAATGTCATCATCTTGATAACAGAACGGAAGTAAGGTTCGTTTAGCTGACCACCATAGCATGGTGTAGCGATAAAGAATTTGTTTTTACGAATCTCTTCAACAGAAAGTTGAACTTGCTTAGTTGCCATAATTTAGCTCCAAAAAAGAATTATAATACTTCAATATCAAATAGTTTATATTTAAAAGAAGCGATGCCTACGAAATAATCAACCGAGGAAGACGTTATATCAAAATCAAGAGCTTCCACGGAGATCGGGAAAGTATCTTTAAAGTTAATATTAGTCTTCGGTACGTTGTTACTATCCAATATAGTTAAAGTTGCATCTGAGTAAGCTATAGCAGTTGAGTTACCAGAAGCATCTCTTACAAAAGGAAACCTATTTAACCGTTCTCCAGTAAAATTTCTATATTGATTATAGTCGTTTGGAAAGCCAAGTGCAACTAACCATTCGTATAATTCAATGTAATTTGACATATCTTCAGTAATTAAAAACCGAATTGTAAAGTCTCCAAATAAATTCTTATCTCCTACAACAGGAATATCTAAGAATGGAGTTGGTTGAGTGGCAAAACCTAAAGTCAGACCTGGTAAATTAGCTGATTGACAGGTAAATGCGACACTCGGAAGATTCTTTATAGAGAATCTAAAAGCGTTCGGTCTAAGATAGTTAACAACAGGTACTGTCGTTATACTACTTACATCGTTTAATATTGTTGAAAGATTGGCTGTAAACATTA